AAAGTTGACCGGAACACATATAAAGCCGATGTCCCATTCTCTAATGCAAACACTTGTAAATAACTACCATCAACCGGTCTACTAGAGGCCGCACAAATCAATGGGAAAGTCGATGTTCCTTGGTATGATAATCTAGTCCATACCTTAGTTTCAGTATCAAACATAAGGGTATATGTACCAGCATTAATAACATAGAACATATGCCCCTGGAAAGATAACATACCAGCTTTCCAAGTAGCGTAAGATTCTCCTGTAGCACTTAAGTGTCTACGGGTTGTGAAACTAGAGACGTCTTGAATCTTAAAATCTTCTAAGAAAAATACAGCAGGTTCAGAACTAACTGAGTTACCAATAAAGAATACCTTATTTCCTACAGTAGCTACACCACCTAGAAAACCATTGATCTTAATAGGAGTGTCGTTTCTTTGGAGTGGTGATCCAGAATCATTTCCAGCATCCCAGAAATATTCGATGGTAGTAGTTCCAAAGGCCACCAGATAGTTATTAATTTTACAGATTCTCTTGAGTAAGTCACCTTCCATCTCAGCAGTGATAAAATCTCCTGAAGTCCATGCCATAGGATCATTTAAATCACTATTATAAATATCTGCACTATCCTTCTTTACAATAAATAAATAACCATCTAAGAATACTAAGTATGGTAAATGTTCAGGTAAATCAGGATCAGAACATGTAACAATAGTATTACTAGGATTAATAGATTTTAATGTAGTACCATCACTAATTAATAATACTACATTAGTATTATCATATAGAAATTCAGTAAATCCTACATCACCTGTAGTAGATATAAAAAAGTTAGTTAATGTAGTTAATGTAGTACTAGCAATATCATATACATAGACATGTCTGTTAGCACTATAAATAATCTTTTGTTGGTCTGTCCAATAATGAATACCACGAATATTACTAGCTACTTGAGAAGCAACTAATTGTTCACTACCATACCTCTTAATAATATGAATCTCATTTTCATCTGAGAACTCATGTTTAGTAGGTTCTAAAAAGACATTGAGATAATCAATGTCTTTTGTATATGCTACACCAGGACGAGTAACAATGGTTTTAGTTAATTCCAGTGGCCTGACACTATAAGTGTCTTCTCTTGGATTATTACTATATGCCATTACCGTCTTTCAATTTGGAAGAAGATTGAAGCATCCTCTCCAGAATTCTCTTCAGCAGATTCCAAAACTTCCTTAGCTTCTTTGGAAAGTAATTGACGGTCTGGTAGTGGGATACCCCATTCAGGAGCTAGATCCAAGGCTGTGTAATATACTACTGGGAGATACCATTCTTCTGGCATGTCTAGGGTTTCTACTCCTGTGGTAAATACCTCTACAGGAGCAAAATAGATAACAGTAATAGTAGTATTAGCGGAGGAAGCAGCGTCAGGAGTAGGCCACAACTTGATGGTTCCTTGTGCGACTTTCGGTTGATACGTGAGCTGAATAGGAGCCCCCGTGTTAATGCCACTAGGCAATCTGTTATAATTCCAGTCAGAAATAACCTCCATAGGGATCTTAGTAGTCCCATTCAAAATTGTCTTGTACGCCTGAATAATGTGTAAAGGATAGGCAGTACTTAATGCCTGTCCTGTACCAATAGAGTAACTAGCTACACCAGCAGTAGGAGAGAATGAATACTCTCTACGCTTCCACAGATGTAGGCCACGCTTGCGAAACTGAGCAATACGTAGGTTTAAAGCTTGTGCACCATTAGTGATAGCCTCACTGTCTGGTGTCTGTCCTTGTGCTACAACACCAAGCTTTCTAATAGCAGCGGTCACAAGTTGATCTCTTGTGAGAGATAAAGTAGTTACACCAGAAGTTGCCATTTAATGTCCATTCGTTAATGTGTCAAGAAGAAACGCATATGAAAAAGTAGTGTTGTCAGCTTTCATACAATCTGCTGTACCCATGTCAGCATACGCTGCTGACGAGTTGATATCACAGACTTTAATAAACTGATCCGGCGGCTCCTTGCGTACAAAAGAAGGAACAGCGGTTTCTCCCCGGACCTTCATAAAATCCATTGGATGCCGCTGCTCCATGTCTTTACTACATACGATTAACCCATCCCATCTTTTATGTACTTCTCCAGATGGGAACCAAAAGCCGCATACATCGCATACGACTTTCCAGTTACCGGGCCACGTTGTCTTTTTCATTTTGTCGTTGACTCTTTATTTCTTTGATATCTGATTTGAGTTCCCGGAACATTTCCTTTAATTCAGTTTTCCATTCCATGAAATCAGACTTGTGGACATAATTATCCTGCCTTTCTTCTAGTTTGTCAAGTCTTTTATCAGTACTATTAATATTTCGTTGTGTCCACCACACAGCAGCACCTAGTAACCCATAAAACAGCCATTCTAAAAGTTTTCCTTCTATCATGTCGTCCAACTCCCCCAAGGATCTTTGTACACTCTATCCCCTAATTGGGCATAGGCACTTAAAGTATTTGGGGTTGTTGTTACGTTTGGAACACCATTATCCACTGCAATACCTGGGTGCGCTGCGCCTTTATCATTATGGTCCCAACGATAGCAGCATACAACGTTATTAGTAATTGAATGCCCCCCAGGATTTACTTTACCAGCGTAGAGACGAACTGCGATTGGTACGTGAGTTAAATCCTCAACCTTAGTACCAGCACTATCAATAAAGTTTCCTGTGATGACATGGTTTAAACCACCGGCAATCTGAATGCCATTATTGTGTGTTCTATAGATTCGGTTACGTCTAGCGCGAACATATTGTGTAGTCCGAGCCACAGAATCACCAATAATAATACCAGTTCCATTGAACCAGCCCCCACCAATAATAATATTAGAATCCAGATCTACATAGTTACCTGCTTCACCAGAGCATTCAAAAATAGAGATCTGGTCAGTAGTGCCACGGAAATATGGACCTGCATGGATAGGACCACCCCAGGAATTCTTTTGGGTGGTTGGAATGTAACTAAATCTACCTTGCACTTGGCCGATAGTATTAGAGTCATACCAGTTATCAATTACGTTACCAGCAGCACGAGAAACACCCACTCCTGGAACATAACCAATACCACGGGTGAAGTTAATTTGTTGGCCTTTAATCCAGCCACCAGAACTTCCATTAGGTTGGTTAGGATGGTTACTACCACCCCAATAACTAATGCGTTGACGAACGAAATGGTTACCTAGAACATGAACGGCTCTACGACAAGTTCCAGCAGCCTTACCAGCAGGCTTACTAAAATCACCATTCCACACAACACCGGAAATGTTATCCTCAAAGAAGTTTCTATGAATCTTTGTAATACCACCTGTAGCCTCCCCACCAATTAAGATTGCTGCGTGGTTGATATCAGTTGAGGCTACACCGTTTCCAGTGAATCTACAGTTCCGAATCTCAACGTTCCACACACCATGTCCTAGGACAATACCAGGACCATTAGCGACTTCAAACTGGATGTTTTCAATAACTAGTTTAGTCGCTGGATTCTCCCAGATTTGAAGACTGGTTGTTCTGCGGGTTAGTGTCCCCATTTCACTAGGAATTGGAACCTGCCCCCAATCAGCCCAACTAGGTGGAATTCTCCATGCATCCACTCCAGTAACTGGTGGTGGTGTTACTACGTCAGTTTGGTAAACTTGGCAGACTTTACTTTGTCCTACAGCGGGATCACCACCAAAGGTTTGAAAATTACACTGCCATGTCCCAGTCAAACTCTTTTCAATCCAACTAGACCCTGTACCAAAGCGTACAGTTTTTGGTCCTGGGTTAATTGTGAAGTTTCCCCATTCCTTAGCCACCTCAACCCATGTAGGATCTGGTGGAGCCGGTGGATCAGGAGTAATTACAGTCACTCCGCTTTTGATAGAAGCTAGAACTTGTTCTTTACTGATGCCTGTGGCATCTGCTGGCCGAATAACACCAAAGCCTACGGATTGGATTCTACGTCGTGTGTTAATACCACTAGCAGCAGAACCGCTCCACACAGCGGGAGTACCATTGTAAATGATACCAAGTGAAGTCCAATGGCCTTTGTTAGTAGTGCCCCCAGGATAAGACCACTGACCAGTATATTTGATACCTTCTTGTAATGCACCTGTGTCTCCATATGCATACCACATATTGAATTTTGCACCTGGTGTTGTGGCAATGTCATACCCAGTTACATAGTTAAATACTAAGTAAACTGTTTGACCAGCAGCGGGTAATGCAAATACTTTTGATGCTGCGTCTTGACGTGTAGCGTTTGCTCCCCCAGATGGGTATGAGGATTTAGCCAGCTCAGCGTAGAGTTCTCCACCACCGCCAGTCTTACCTCGAACCTGCACTCTGAATGGAGGTAACAAGATACTTGCACCTTCATCAGCATTGTACTGATACACGGTAAAGGCGTCACCCTCTGCGAGTGTAGCATAATCTTGAGGAAATTTGAGTGCAACAACTTCCCACCGTTCTTCTCCCCAGTTTGGCCGCTTGGTTACATCTGCCATTGTGATAGCAGTTCTCCAAGCATTTGTACCACCAAAGTTTAATGTAGTACCATCCGCTTTGTAGCGGTTGACGTCAAACTCTAATAGTTTTCTAATTCCACTAGTGTCAGTAGGATCAGCAATTCTTTTAATGACATCTACACTATCAATAGTAAGTTTGTCTGTGTTGCCCGTGTAGGTTCCTAATGGTTGGAGCCATTGGTTACCGCCGTTGTACTTAGAATGGATAAGAAATTGCATTCCGTTTCCATTGGTGTCATTTGGTGGTGGTGTGCTAAAATTAGAAGCATACCATGTAGCACTAAACGGCCAATCAGCACGTAACTGTAGTGTCCACTTACCATTAGTAGGGTGTAATAGGCTAGCAGTAACTGGGTTAGGATCTACTGGGTCAACTGGATCACCTGGATTTTCAGGTGGAGTAGGAACAGTTTCTCCTGTTACAGCGTGCATAGATTCTAGATGGTCTGCTAAGTTCCAACCTGGAAGGTCAGATGCACGGATAGTGCCAACCATACGGATATACATATCATGTGTATCCTTAGTGGGTTGTGTAGTAGACGTGTAGAAATGCTCAAATGCAATTTCTTTAGGCTTGTACCAACCAGCTTTCCAGTAGTATCCATTGGTATTAGCTGGATTCTTATTTGGCCAACCCCACCTAGTCTCATGCTCAAATAGAGTTTGGAATGTAGCATCAATTCCATCCCGTGCTAGGTAAGCACGAAAATGGGCCTGTGCATCATCTGACGGATGATAGCTTACATCGAATACAAACTTCATCCATTGTTTATTAACTAAGTTTTTAAGCTTGTAAGAGATAATTGGTGCTGAGTCGCGCTTAGTAGTGTCTCCTGGGGCGTGCTTCCACAATTGAATATGGATATGCAACCCATCTGTAGCAGTACGAATAAGCTGCATCATGAATGGGGGGTTGCCTACAGTGTTACCATTAACAGGGTCGTCATCTCCCTTTAGCTGGAATAAGATACCACCATCTCCACCTAGACCCGCTGATCCACCATTTTCCATAGTGTCCCAACTTTCTAGGTTGTCTAACATAATCTCTAAACTCTCAAACCTACGCTGACCAAACGGAGCTTGTTTAGCGTCTTCAATGTTAAAGATTTCAATACGTTGTTTATCATTACTACTGAGACCTAACCCTCGTGTAGCACGGACCCGACCACAGGTGCGAGCTGAGTCCTCTTCTGCCGGGTCAGGAATAATAGCAAAAATAGGAGTAGTGCCATATGTAACAGTAGTGTTGGTTACTGGTGCTGTCGAACCTGCATTAACTCCTAGCTTTTGGTTTCTGATACCAAAGCCGTCAAACTCGTATTGAAGTTGAATATTATTACCAGTAGTACCGTTAGCTGCTAATACGTTAGCTCCTAGCTTATTACCACGTAGTAAGAAATCTGGACGCCATAGAGTATGCCATTTACCCTTGGTAGGATGGAAATAATCTGGTGGTGGGTCTACAGGCTCTTCTTCAGGAATAGCATTAATCACGTGTAGACGTTTGGCATAAGGTCGTCCAATTTGTAACTCTAATGGTTTAGAGTAATCTACCACTTGGTTAGGGGTAATAGGAGTTGGGCCTACAAAATAGGAAATATCATCTATTACGTTGTTTTCATTACCAAAGAACTTAGTTAAAAAAGAGATGTCTTTGGATGTTCCATTACGCACAAAAGTACTACCGTAAGCTACGGTACAGCCTGTCATCTTGATCTTGTAGGTACTTAGGGCTGGTGGTGATCCAGAGGCAGTTGGTTGTAGTGACACCAATTGACCACTATCACCGTTGACATGATCTAGTGTGCAATTGTAAAAATGGATCTCACAAGGCTCATACCATGTGCCGTTTGTGATGGTTCCATCAGTTGCCCTGGTTTCACGTTTAGACCGTACTACAACAAGCTCACGCTGGGCATTTGCAGACCCTACAAGGCGACATTGAGACACGACAATAGGGGAGCTACCTGCAGCCCCTTGAACGTCAATACCGGCCGAATTACCGGCCGTGCCTTTGTCTACGTTACCACAGTTGACAATGATGCTTTTCTCAATTACTGATCCCGCCGCAGTTGCATTAGGATTGTATGGATAGCCCGAAGTCCCTGCAGTAGTACCACTGTGAAAAGTAAATAACAAGCCACGCGCAGAATCATAGAATTTACTTTCTGTAATTTTAACTCGACTAGAAGTATTAACTACGTTTTGGCCTGCGCCATAGCATTCAATATTTTCTAGTACTACGTTATTGTAGTTATCTAGGATTTCAATACAGCTTTCAGCAGCATACCGTACAATGGTATTTTTAATAGTTAGATCAGAGCCCCCAGAGCCATGCAGAGATAATCCATCAGCAGTAGCCCTATCGTCATATCTATATCCATTAGCTAATGTACCAAAAGTCGGATAATTAGATAGGATACAGTTTTCAATTAGGGTTACACCGATATCTCCAAGAGACTGGATAAAGTTATTAGAGAAGCAGTTTAGGATAGATGTATTCTTGATGGCAATAACGTTACCACCAGCAATTACCATACCGTTATTGGCAGACCCGATTAACTTACAGTTCTCAATATAAATACGTCTGTTAATACCAGACAGGTTACCAAAAGATAACAGGTTAGTAGTTGCACATCTAAATTCCACTCCATTTAACTCTAGGTTCTTAGGAGTATAAAATACGATTGGAGCTTCCCTAGTGGAAACTTCAATGTAATGTAAACTTGGATCAATAGCCACCCAGATACGCTGAACACCAGCTCCGGTGGCAGGATCAATTCTAGAAAGGTCTAAAGCCCATTCTTCTGGGGCTAGTGTTTGTGTTGCAGGATTAAATGTTCCTGTGTAAAATGGGTTGTTAGAGCCACCATCTTCTTTGTCACGTAGACCATCGCGTCTCTTTAAGACGACGCCGTTTGACATAGCTACAGCAGCTACGTAATAGTTATAGGGAAAGGAAGGTAAAAAACCATCACCAGTTTTAGCAGAAACAACAGGTAAGGTTACTTGATCGGTATACCACAAGGTAGGACTGTACTGCACCCAATCAGTAAGCTTAGTACCGCCCGAAATCACCGGGCGGCCTAATCTGTCAATATCACCTACAGTACGTTCCCAGTAAGTAAACTTTACCTTAGCTCCAGATTCTGGAGTCCAAGGGCGGGTCACATTTGTGAAAATTTCTCCACACGCTAGATAAACAGTAGTATCTACGGTAAGGTCATTACCATAGAGTTCTTCAGCTTTGTCAATAGTCCTCAGAGGAAAACTATTAACTAGTCCAGTGTTTTCGTCGTTTCCATAGATTGGAGAAATATAAATAGTTCGTGCCATGAATTACACCAAGATTTGCATTAAACACCATTGAGAACCAATAGTATCTGTGGTGCCCGTAGATAGCTGCACACATGAAGACACGTATTGAGAAGTACCTAAACTTGTACCTAAAGTAATACTAGTGAACGATGATGGAGCTGAGGTTGTCGGGTCCATTGCACCGTCAGGAGAAGAGCTAGGCCCTCTCCACAGAGTTGTGTTATTGATTACAGTATATGTAAAATCAAACGGAACAACACGGTTGCTGGTCATATCTCTAAGAGTACCGAGTGATGTGCCACCAGTGCCACCACTGTTAGTTGTCAGTCGGAATCTAGGGGTTAGTGTGTCTGTTTGACCAGACTTAGTAGGACTTGCCACAATACGCAGTCTCCAACCTGGTTGTAAAACACCACCAGGAAGAGGAGCAACATCAGCAACCTGTTCACCAGAGTTACTAGAAGCTGTCCAAGGAACTGCACGATGGTAGAAGGTTAACTGGCCACCAAGAGGCTCTAATAGCCCGTTAGTATTAGGAACCCAGAAACTACCACGAGTTGAGGGCCAATCAGTACAACGATAAATAGCTCCTGTAATTGGAGTTAAGCTTCTTAAGTCAGCAATAGCAAAGTCCACACATACTGCTGTAGCTGTCAATGCTTGGTTAACTGGTTTAATTGTCCACCATTTGTTTACAGAATCACAAACAAATGTAAGACTTGTGCGTGCAGCAATAGTAACTGAGCCTGACGCATGATCAAGAGTGTCTCCAGCAAATGGAGAAATGGTTACTGCATTAGCACCAGCCCGGATTGTAAAAACACGCTGAACACCACCGGATGTGGCGTTAGATACAGATTCTAGTGTGTACGATTTTGTTGTAGACCGGCCTAATGTAAGTACAGCACCCTGGTGAGCAGCAACACCTACAGTAAGTAGAGTGCTTTCATCAAGGGCAGGTAACGCACTACCTAAGTGTGTGGTTTCAATAGGATGCTCCATAGTCCAGCCTACGTTTGGTAGACGAACTCTAGAAGTCTTTCCAGTTGCTTCGTTAGTAATACCGTAAGCCCACTCCACACCGTCGGCTACTTCTACGGTTACATCAGTAGAAGGTGATCCATCACTACCTTCTAAAGAATCTAGCCACTGCATTTCTGTGCCAACAAATCCGTTGGCTACTGCAGCAGCATATGCACTTTGACCTGCCGCGCCTGCCGCGCCTGTTGCCCCCGTGGCTCCTGTACTGCCTGATGAGCCTTGCAAAGAAGCAAGCCATTGTGATAGCGTACCTACGTAACCGTTTTGAACGGCTAACTCATACGCACTTTTACCATTGGTTCCGTTTTGACCTGGGGAACCACCACCACCAGCACCTGAAGCCCAAGCACCCATTATGCGCAAACCTCCACAGTTCCTGCCGCAGTTGTTGCGGTGAATCGCATAGCTGTGCAAGGAGCTAACAGAACATCATTAGAATTTGATGTTACTGTACCCAATGCCCAGTTAAACCAATTTGCGCTACCTGGATTACCAGCAGCACCTGGAGTAGTACTATAAGCAATTGCTAAAGAACCACCCGACCCAACAATAGCAGATACACTAATTGGAAAAGGTAGCTGCATACAGTCTAGATAGGTTGGCGCAGCCGTAGATACTGCATAGGTTTTTGCATGTACTGGTTTTTGTTGAACAGATTGTCCCATATTAATTCCTCATAAAAAGCCCCCCGAAGGGGGCTAAGATCACCAATCTTGACCGGGCTGCTTCATGTAGTATTCTACTTTAACTAGCCAAGGACCACCTGTGGTGGACGCTGTACCAGTTTCAGCATATACTGCCTTCATGAGCGTATCTGTTGCTAGTGGGATGCCTAGACCTGTACCACCTGCGGCACCAGCAGCAAAATAACCAGCACCGTTGGTCTTTACGCTGAAGGCTGCTAGCAGTTGGTTGGTTGTGCCTGGGTTAGAGCCTACTGAAATTGTAGCGGTTGAAGCTGCGTCAGACGCAACTGTACCAATTACATATGTACCAGCAGGAATTGCACCTTTTGGTAAAACAAACGCATCAAACGCAGTCGTGTCAGTACGTGCCACCTTTACAATCTTTGACAGTAGTTCTACTGCTGGGGGACTTGTAATCCCTACACGTTCTAATGGACGATTAGCCATAAAAGTCTCCTATAAAGGGCCGGTTGCCCGGCCCATGTTAATTAGACGCCAGGCGAACCGTAGATTTGACGTGGATCAGTCCAGCCAAAACTGTACCGCGCAGAAGCCTTGTACTTAGCGTTTTCGGTGTCGAAGTCTTCATCCATGCCAAACTCGTCAGCACGCCGCTCAAAATACTTCAGACCATCCTTAGCATCAGTAAGAATGAACCAAGCATCCGCATCAGTTAGATAGTGGTTGAAGATTACTTCACGGAACAGGCCCATGTTCTTAATGGCGTTTAGGTCATTAAGATCAGTACCGGCACGACCATCAGTTTTCAGTAGACGTTCGGCTTCAAAGCGCAGTTCCTTAGGCAGAACCAGCTTCTTAGGCTGAACTTTAATCGGTAGACCACGGTCATTGGTGAAGCTTTCGATGTCAATAAAAGCTTGCTCAAGAGCAGCTTCTGACAGGTCAACCGCTACAGAAGGACCATTAGTCCAAGTGCCACCAGTAACGTTAGGATGATTTGAGGAACCACCTGCTGCACAAGCAATCAGAGAAGCACCGTCACCACCAGTGTAACCAGTGTTGAAAGCACGGTTATACACGTTAGCAGCGATAATTTCCTTTGTCTGGCGCATTGAGAACGCAAGAGCACGGGCCTTTTGACGACCAACCACGTCATATAGGTCGTCATCTACAGCTTCACGGGTAACCATGAAACCAAGAGCGTACACTACATGGTTGTAGCGAGTCGTAAAACCTTGACGGCTTGAGTCATAAGTAACTGGCTGACCTTCGTTTTTAACCAGTGCTAGACCAAAACCAGAAGTACCGACATCCTCTTCAAAGGCACGCCGTGAGGTGTGCTTCTCAAAGAGCTTGTCCCATTCGGTTTGATACTCATTGTATGCTTCACCGTACCACTTATTGACCCCAGGCCATAGTGCCTTGGCAAAGCTTGAAGTTGTAATAATACCCATTTGTTACCTCCTATTAGACAGCAGTTACGCCGCTTGGTGCATACGCATGAGTATTGATACGTACCTGCACTCGGTTATACGTGGCGTTTGGCTCATTGTCAGGACGCTTTGGAATAGCCACAACCTGTAGAGGGAGTGAGCTAGTCGTAGCTGCTGTAGAAGCATCTACTTGCATACCTGATGCACCAGTAGTCGTTGAACCAAGTGAGCTAGTACCATCACCTTCAACTACAGCGCAGTTTAGACCAACCGAGGCTAGTGGAAATGCTTCATCAGCCTGCGCTTCAAAAATAAGATCGGGCGAGTCAGCAACTAGGACAAAAGTCTTTGTTGAAGCTGCACGATACACTGGGGTATCCAGAGAAATGGAACCAGTTGACATCTTACCGTCAACGGGGTCTAGCTTTGTATTGATAATACCAACCACAGCACCCACGTAGTTACGTGAGGTTGCGGAAGCAGTAACTGATGCTTCTACGGCTGGAACACCCGCAGTAGCGTTACTGTTTGACAGCACAACCAGATCACCTACGAACACTGGAATAGTTTCACCAGCGGGAACTTCATAGATGTTTGCTTGGCCGTTATATGGTGCGCCTGTAATATGCTTTACAGGACGAAAACCATTTACGCGATTAACGTTTGCCATAAACAATCCTTGTTAATTAGGGTCAGCTCCTGGAAATTTCAATCTTTCCGTAGTCGCCGGCACCTTGTTTCATAGTTTGTTCCAGCTCTAGGAGTTTACCCTGCTTAACGCGTTGATCCTCTTCATACCATTCGAGTTTTTGTCTCATCACGATTGCTTGAGTACCACCGCCCACAGAAACAGAGCTGGCTGAACCAAGTGATTTAGGTTGTCCCACACGCTTGTCACCGACAGCAGCGTTAGGAACAATTTCGTATCCTTGTTCTTGTAGTAACTCGATGCGGTCATCCACATCGTTTACAATTCGGTACTTGTATCCCGCTTCCTGATTCTTTACGTCTAGGCGATTGCGCCGAACCAGGGGTGTTCTACGTACCCGTCCACTTGGACTTTTATTAGTGAGTTGCTTTTCCATAATAGCCCTCTTATCTTACTGTTTTAAGTGAGTCAATATACTCTTTACGTGACATGATGCCTTGTCGCTCAAAATCTAACATGATCTTGCGCTCTGTTGCCGTAAGTTCAATATCTCCAATAGACGCTGTATTCTTGCCACCCTTACTTGACTCTACGTCAGGTGCCTTCGTCTTATTTGGATTTGTGAACTTTTCCGGAAATGCCTTTTTAACACGAGCTTCGACTTGCTGTAGGACTTCATTAGGAGATAGTCCCTTACGATGTAAAGAGACACCTAATGCGTCTGCAAATTCAGTCATTTCTGAATCCTTCTGATACCAGCCATTAGCACGCTTCCAGGTTTGGAACTCTTGTGCGTCTTCACCAGTTTGTTGTGGTGCTGTGGCATGGGATTCACGGATCTCCTGAACTTCAGCTTCTACAGCCTTAATTTGAGTGTCGATTGCCTCAAACTTCTCACCGTCGCCCTCGCGTACCGCCGTAGATCTCTCCGCCTTGAGAGCATCTAACGCGCGCTTGTATTCTGTTTCCCGAACCTTATTGAAGTGTTGCTTGAACTCATCTACAGAACGGCGTAAGTCCTTAAGCTGCTTGCTTTGATATTCGATCTTATCAAACAGGGGCTTACGTCTTACATATTCTTTAGCATCAATAAAGTCTGCTTCATCCCCCACAAAGTCTTCCTTGGGCCTCCAGCCCATCTCACGGGCCTTAGCTTCAAAAGGATCTACTTCTTGGGTTGGGGCTGACTTAGGAAGTTCAGCACCTAGGTTGTCGTTGACATCTTCTGCCATGATTACTCCTTGTAAATACAAACTACATCTTCGTCATTGATAACTAGAAAGTCTTCTTTACTTTCTAGATCCTTGACAAACTTGCCGCCAAATTTGGCGAATCCAATAATGGAGCCTGTCTTGAGTCCCTCAACAAAGGAAGGATCACAACCTGGCCCAACTTGGAGAACTGTACCTTGTTCCACAAGGCTTTGTCTCTTTCGTTCATCGTCGGGTAATAGTTCAATACCTAAACTCTTAGCCCTACGAATCATTTCATCTTGCTCTTCAATTTTGAAAGGCTTAATCAGAATTCTACATCCTGTAACTTTTACCATGTAACATTCTCCTCTTTAGGATATCTTATAACTTCGTCTAATCCAGTGATAACCCCTTGAATTTTGTGAAACGCATCTACGTCACAGGTTACAAGAGATTCGACGTACTCAGCCCTTATTTCTTTGATTGCCCTGAAGAAGGCGCGGGTCGTTGGGTTGTCGAGCCACTCTTTGACTTCTGATTTTGTTGTGCTAATTTGGCCTGCTCCTTAGTTTGTTGCATTTTTTGCTGATGTTGAGCTTGCGATTGTTCGATTTGAACTTGCCCCTTTTGGCGCTCAGTTGATGCAAAAATATTAGCCATAGCGATATCACTCGCTGCTTTAGTTTGTGCCTGTTCCGTCATATGCTGCATCTTCTGAGCATGCTCCTGCTCCTTCATTTGCATCTGCATAACCTTGTCACGGGCATCTAGTTCCATCTCCTGTTGCTTTTGTTGGATATCAGCAGCAGCTTTCTTTTGGTCTGCTTCAACCTTGGCTTGGATAGCCATTAGCTTAGGATCTGGTGGTGGAGGAGGTACTTGCCCAGTGGCTTGTACTTCATCACTAAATAGCTCTTGCCAGTTTGGTTGCTCTTGTGCTTCTAGCACTCTAGAGAAGACCTTAATGGGATTGAGCATACCTGGGATTAAGGGAAGAAGTTCCATCAGTCCCTGGGCCTTCATTAACTTTTCAGATTGTGAAATTGCCGTTGGATCTGCTCCAGGACAAATATCATAAGCCTCTTCATCAAAGTCATCTGGCCCAATAGCGGTATCAATAACACTGATATATTTGTTTGGGTCTAGGTAGAGCTTATTAAGATGGAAAATCTTTTTAAACTCTTCACCTAGAGCCCTAAAAATCCGCTTGTACACAGCGGTAAAAACCTTCATACCCTGCTCTACAGTTGCCATAGTAGTAGTGGCAGGAGTGTTCTGCCCAGGCATCTTGCCTGTAAAAATCTCAGCTACGGAAGCCAGTTCCTTACCAGAAGTAACTAGAGTACCCATCAGTTCAAATAGAACGTTAGATGGCTCTTTAGCTGGTAATGGAACAATCTGCTTACGTAGGTCGTCACCAGTAACTGGAACTTGCTTCCACTCACCAGGACTAAAAATGTTGTCACCCATCCGAAGCTTAATGGACTTGCTAATAAAACCAGACTGTAAGTTGTTAAGTGAGCCTGAATCTACGAGTTGGTTAATCAGAGTATTGATTGCTTCGTTTAAGGGGCCAAGAAGAACACCAAATCCTACGTCATAAAAGCTACCGTCAGTGCTTGGTACAAACCCAAACTTGGTATACATCTGAATAGGCTTAATCTTTTTAACCTTTTGTGTTCCTTCTACTAGCTCTACATCATCTAGCATGTATCTGCGTTGAATCCGCAGGATCTTACCAGTCTCTAGATGGAATGTGATAATGCAAGGCTCTGGGTATCCTGTGTCTTTAAAGTCGTAGAATGTGTGCTGCTCAATAAGGGTATACGGCATGGTATCATCTGCCGTAGCAAAATCATTAGCAGTTTCAGGCTTTGGTGGGGGACCAAGGTCCACATCCAGGAATAGCTCTTGGTTTTGCTTTTCTTTTAGACGTCGTGGTGACATCTGTACAACTTCAGAAATACGCTCAGCGTCGTCTAAAGAAGTAGTCCAATAGTTTACAATAAGGTTTTCTGGAAGCACCATTACAGAGCGAATCTTGTCTTCACTACGGTCAAACCATGTCTTCTTAAACATGGTGCCTACCACTGGAAGCATCATTAGCATTTTGTCCATATCCTCTTCCCACCCATACATCTCGTGGAAAAGCTGATAAGACATGTAGTCGCTTACCCGAATACTTTTTTCATACTTTTGGCCGTCTGGGTCTTTACCCAGGACCACAGTTTTGACAATTTTCCCGTTAGAAGGAACCAGACTAGGATAAGCTCTAGCAGCAAACTGCATAGCAGCAGTAGAGAGTAAAGGGTACTTAACATTGGATGCCTTTGGCCAAGGATATGTTTTGGGTTCTTTGTGCTGCTTAGCTAGCTTTACCCACTCCTGGCGTGCGCTTTCCCAGTCCGCTCTGGACTCTTTATCTGTCTCAAACCCACGCTTTGCCCATTCTCCGATTTCGTTTCTTTTGTCTTCGGAGAGATTAGCAGCTAGATTTTCGTTAAATACTTTAATATCCGCAGACTGAGTTTCGTCCATATTCTCCAGCTTCGCTTCTTCGTAGTTCATCTTGGTATTCATCCTCTTCGATTTCTTCGTCTGTTGCCGCCTCTACAATCGAATCTAGCATGAGTCCTAGATATGCAAAAGCATCAGTTTGGTCATCTTTTGTTGCTCTAGGGAATTTACATAGCTCATCTTCAAATAAAGGATACCAGTCCCCAGACTTATCAAATCGAACTGCATGGGCTCTCATACGACCTTGAATTGATCTTGCCCGAGCAATCTTATCTTTACCTCCGTGAGATAACTTTAGAATGTTAGGAAATACCCCAGTCCTTAGCATCTCTTCCCGTAAGAAAGGACCAATGGCCTTACTTACTTGCATCTCTTCAATCCCGAATACTTCGGGCTTGTACACCTTCTGTAGGTTGATAATAGTATCTACAATCTCCCTACCATCTAATCTAGCTCTGATTACATTCTTTACATGAATCAGTTTATTCTGGTCTACTCCCGCAATTAAAAATACAGTGTAATCCGCAGTTTCATCCTTAGAAATTGCTAAGTCAGCAGAGATATAATAGTTTAGTCTAGCTTTCTTATCGTCAATTTGTTCTGAGATAAAGTCACCCCGCTTAAAGTAAGCCACCGACTCATCAATTGGAATATTTAAGAATTCCTGAGAATACACATCAGGAATACCACGTTCCATAAAGTCCTGCTTACGTACAAGGAACCAATCTGCATCATACCGCTCTGGCCACAGGAACTTGTGAAAATCATCTGTGTGCGCTCTATACTTTAACGCTACCCAAGCTTGCTTAGGTTTAATAGAGTAGGTCTTTAAATCTTCAACTACGGTTTGTTTATCTGTTTCTCTAGGCATTAGATTGTTGAGTAAACTGTCTTCATGGAGCACAGTACCAACAATTCGGATAATACCGTTGTAGGATAAACAGGGTAGTACCGCACCGTAAAACCACCGCTTAAACTTTGTCCGCCTGTCAATATTAAGAACAATTTCGTCGTTCTCTAAGTCGTCACCAACGATTAGGTCAGGACGCTTGTTATTCCATTTTAGACCCCGCATTTTTTGCTCGGAGCCCTTAGCAGAGATTCTAAACTCATGCCCATCAGCACATTTGACGATTACATCATCTTCTGTGTCTTTAGTAAATTCCTTAATCCCAAATAGATCTTTGATTCTGTCATTATCGATGAGTTCTTTTTTGATGTCACCGAGGAATTGGGTTGCTTGAGTAATAGTATCGGATATGATAAGTACATATTGTCTATCGCGGAAAAGTACACAGGCAAGTACGTACGCCAGCGTGATGGCCGTACTCTTGGCGTGCATACGAGGAGCGGCGATAGCCACTTTAGGTGCCACTGAAGTACAAATCGTCCACCACTCATAATGACACTCCGGGCTTTTTACAGCATTATCAAAGTTTTTTTGTAACAAAGATGCGCTGAATCCGGCAATAATATCAGCGGTTAATTTCATGCGCTAAGTGTTGGTAATGAGGATGCGTCAGCCGTCGGGTAGTACACGAGCTTCTTGATGTGGCCGCCGAGGTGGCCGTGGCCGCGACCGGTGCCGACGAACAGCGTCGTCAGACCCGGCACCGCGCCACTGGTGTCTGTCACGTTGGCCGCGCCATTGAGCGATGCGGCAAAGTTATTGGCCGCCCAACTGATGGCGACCCTGCACTCCGCGTAAGGGGTGATGGACCCAAGACTCAGCGTGGCCACTGACGACCCGCCGATGTCTACCTGCGCAACTAACGCCACACCGTTCGTATAGATGACGATGCGGTTGCTGTCTGAACCGTCGTCGAATTGCGCCAGCACTCGCACGCCCACGCCGGGGCTGCGAGCCACCATCACCAGCCTGCCCTCTGATGCGCTGAACCCAGGGATGGCCGACGTTGGCCACGTCCATGTCTCGGCATTACGTGTGCCACCACCAGGAATAAGCGTTGTGGCAAAGGCACCTGCTTCTACCTGGACATCTCCCACAAAAATCTGACGGTTACCATCACCAGTATAAGATGTAAATGTAGTCCCATCAGGAGACATCTCATGCCGCATGTTTGAACTAGCAGTACTAGTAGTCGTAAACGTGTGTTGCGCTCGGTATAAACTCTGGGCATGAGCAGTAATTCTACCAGTATTGGCAGGGTTACCTGCATTCACTGTGGCAGTTACGTTCTGTAAATCAAAGACTACTCTTGGGTTGGCCGTAAATGCCGAAGTCCAGTTGGAGGCAATATAACGGCCGCCGTTGGCAGCCTTAGTAAAGAAAGAATGAGTATATGTAGTACCAGTAGTTAAAGAAACTGCCTGGACTGCTGTGTGTCCTGTGGTAGCTGTATTTTCCTGCAACCGATCAATGTTAGCTACACCACGAATATCGTTAGCTGCATTAGCAGTAACGCTAGTCATTCCGTTGGTAGTCCAAGGAGAACCAGCAGCTAGATCATTGGGCACTGTGATAAGGTTGGTGCGGGCTTCTTCGAGTAACCAACCGCGAGGAGAGTATTTAACAGCACTAGTAGTGGCAACATAAGTTGCTGCGGAAGAAGCTGCGCTTAACCTGGGCGCCGCCACTTCAAAGGTAATATTAGACCCCGCACCACCATAAATCCAGCACGCACGGCGGTCGCCAGACGTCATCCCGCTAGACCTAGTTCTTGAAACAAACTGCCAGGTAGAGGTAACACTAACAGTTTGAATATCAGAAGTCGAATCATAAAATCCAAAACTAATATCAACTGGGCTAGAAGCTCTTACCCAAATACCTACTGTTGCAGATGAAGAAATACTCCCAACAGTTTGCCATAACTGTGACCCACCGCCACCAGACGGTAACACAATTTGCCATACTGCCATTCCCATAACTGGTGGAGATGTTGTAGATGCTGTAGCAGTTGTTCCCCCAGTTTTGGACCAAACTGCGTTTGTGAAGTCTTCACTGTATAATAATAAGTTATGGGGACCAGTGATGTCGTGGTCTAGACGAGGAGTATTAGCTGCCTCATCTACCCAGACCCCACTTGAATTGTATCTACCTCCCACCGAACCAGATCGCGTAAAAGTGCTACCAGCAAGAATAGTTCCTGTGGATGCATCGAGAATGGTAGTAGAAGTCTTTTTAGTATTTGATCCCCAAACACCACCTGTTCTTGCGATTCTGGCTAGGTTACTTAACATAACGTTACTTGTTCTTCGTGTACGTTGTAATCTTTATTATCTTTTGGAATGGAAGTAGTACCTACGGTATTACGGATAATAATAACCCACCGCTTCAGCTTTGTTAGCTTGTAGCCAACAATTACGCCATGTACTTTCTTGCCATTATAGGGACTATAAAACATAGTGCCATTTGCACACCGACCCATTGGGAATAATGTGCGAGGGTCCCAACCCTCTGGACGAATGGTATATGCCACTTATTTCTTCTCGTCAGTCTTGGCAACTTCCTCTGCTAGCACTTCAATTGCAGCAGTCTTGTTTGCTTCAGACGCAGTAGCACCAGTTGAACGGGCTACTTCTCGACGTAGAATAAAATTCAGTAACTTTGCTAGAAATTCTCTCATGATTTATCCTTTACTTTACACCGTTATGTTCTAACGAATAATGATTACCGTCATTCCAACGGCCACCCCACGAACCTCCTAGTGATTCCCAGTATGTTCCAAGGGCCTTATGATCCTCTGTAGTTTGTAAAAATACACCGTCCTTAAACAGGTTTAAGTCAATTGCTAAACGCTGCTTATGGGCCGATTTCCCCTCCGAATAACTCTTCTTTTCTCCCATTGCACCATGTACTCTAGGATCTCGGTATGCATCACCAAATGTGATTTCATACCCCATATTTTCAGCTTTTTGTAGAAGCTTAACTACCATCTTTACAAACCTAGTTTGTTTTTGTAGGAGTGTTTCTGCCATAGTACTTCCCTCCAAATAACCGTACGCCAATCCAATAAATCCAAGGAAGTAAAAAATAACCCTTACTCCTGATACATTCTCTTAACTTCTTATCTGCTTCTGCTCTGGGAATAGTAGCTAAAAAATAATCCCAATCATGCTCATCACAACACTGGTGCCCAAAATTAAAGTCCGGCACTTGACTACACCCGTTTGGGTGGAACTTAGCTTTATATAGAAATTTTAATTGTTCAGAAGCAGTGAGCTTTTCCACCTACTCACTTACCCTTTTTAGACCTCTGATTCTTCAAAGATCCGTCTTTGTTTCTACTGAAACTGCGGTTACTAGACTGATCCACCACCCGTAGATTAGTCTTGGTCGTACTGCCTCCCTTTGATAAGGGAACACGATGGTCAACATCCTTACCATCCCCCTTGTGTACCTTACCAGCTTTCTCCATCATACGACGAGCTTTGTTTTGCTCAGCTCTTTTCTTTTTTACCTCTGGTTTTGACGTGTACAAAGCAACTTCTCGCTTGTAGTCACGTTTACCATTTTTCATGAAGGGCATGTTATTCCTTTATTTCCTTAGACTCCACGTCAATTACTTCCCCACCAGAGCCCTTTTTAGCCCATTTGGCGAATTCTTTTGCCAGGGTACGTAGGCTGCTATCAAATGACTCGTTTTCGTGCGTTATACGGGCTTCTAGCTCGTTTAACTTGATCTGTTGGTTACGTAGATCCACCGCAATTCGAGCTGCATCTCGCACAGACACTGGTTTTCGTTGTAATTCACCAGTTTTTTGATTAAAAATCCAGTCTCCGTTGACTAACCGATCCTTAACTTCGTCTAAAGACTGGTCTAGAATCGCAGCAACCTTGTTGTTTGTTGAAGCTTCTGCCCCTCGTTTGATTTCCTCTGTAAGATCCAGCCACCATTTGGTTTTACGCCACTCAACAAGTGTGTCATAGGAGATTCCAGTGAGTTCAGAGACTAGTCTCATGTTGCCCAGAACAAGATATTTCTGCACAACCTTGATTTTAGTCTCGATAGGATACCCACCCCCGTCAACTTTCAGGGAAGTAGGAACAGTAACACTGTTTTCTTCAGACACAAAAGACTCCTTTACATAGGACTATAGGAACATACTATACATTATATCATAGGAATGTAATAATGTCAATCTTTTTCTTTCTTTTCTTTTATATATTTTCTTTTCTTTCTTTTTATATACATATCTTATTTTTTATTTATATATAGTACTATATATAGTATTATATATATATTATATAGTAGAAGATGTCAAGTGGTGTGTAGCGTCTATGCTACAGGGAACGTCAGGGAGCGTCTTAGCGACCCAGCATACATCCTAT